ATGAAACCATGGGCGCCGTTTGCGATGGTCGCCTTGGTTACGCCGGCAACGTTGATTTTGTCAGGATCGCTCGCATCAGCGAGGGAGATGGTTGGAATGGCAGAATTTTCCCCGGTGTAGTAAACAACCGACCCGGCGGGAATGCTGGCCCCTGAGTTGTTGTATACGTACAGGGCGCGCTCCTGACCGAGCGCAATATCGACACCGGTCTGGCTGGTGTCCATGCGGAGAGCGTCGTTTGCTGAGTCGTACCAAACGCGGCTTTCCGCGTGGGTCGGCTTCGACGTAGGCGTGTACGACGAAACATCCCAATCGATGTAGTCGGTGTCGAGGTGGTTTGGAGTGTCGTTGGCGCGACCCGCGCCAAGGATCAGGATTTCTCCCGTGGACTGGTCCTGTCGAATGACGCGACCAATAGCCTGAATCTTGTCGTCCTCACCGGTCGGGCGTGTCGAGGTTAGTCCTCCACCATCGGCAACATACAGAACCGTGTTAACCGTGTACGAGTTGGTGTTCATGTTGTCGATGACACCAAGAATTACGGCATGACCCTCGCCATTGTTCGCGAGTTCTGCGGTTGTCATACCCAGTGCGGGCATCGTTCCCGCTGTTGCCGCATCAGAAGGAGCAACTTCCGTGGCGCCGCTCGCTCCAACCGAACCCGTAGCGTAGACAGGTGTTCCCTTGGCGATCGTTGAACCGCTGGTGTTCTTGACGTGCAAATAGACAGGACCAGCCAACTGGCCATGGATATGTGAGGCATCAAGTAGACCGTTGACGGTCAGGTCTTCGAAGGTCGCGTTAGCGGTCGAGTCGAGAGTGATGGTCGGGGTTGCGCCCTCACCAGAGTTGTTGGTAATAGTAACTCCATTGCCAGCAACAAGGTTTTGAACGTAATCACCGGTCGTGTCGGAACCAAGTGCAACGCTGTTTGCCTGAACCGTTGCGGTGATGTCAACGTCACCAGTTCCGTCGAAGGAAACAGACCCAGCAACATCACCGCTGAGCGAGATCGTGCGAGCAGTTTCCAGTGCTGTGGCCGTATCAGCATTGCCCGTAACGTCACCGGTGAGGTTGGCGGTGACGGTGCCGAACTGGACGTCATCTGCTGTTCCAACTGGCTGACCGATAGAAACTGTCGGGGTCGCTCCTTCGCCAGAGTTCCCGACCAGAGCGACACCTGTTCCCGCAGTCAGATTCTGGACGTAGTCGCCAACGGTGTCGCTTCCAAGGTTGATTGGGTCGTTGACCCACGCAGTGCCGTTCCAACGGAGATAGTCGCCATCCTGTGCCGAGGTGATCGTGACATCGCTTCGGCCAGTAGAAAGACTCAGGTCCGGAGTGGTTCGCTGCCAGACGGAATTCGCCGCGTCGTAAACGAGGATGTCGCCATCTGAAGCACCAGAGGCGTTGACGTCAGAAACATCGTCAATGACGGTCGGCAGCGGGTAGAAAGTTGTTCCGTCGTTGGTGAATTCCCAAATGTCGCTTGTTTCATTCCAGCGGAGCAAAACGTTTGTTGAAGTTCCCCGTTCGATCTCGATACCAGCGTCGGTGCTTGGGGCGCCAGTGACGTTGGAATTGAGGGTGACGATGTTGTCTTCAACTTCGAGGGTTGCCGTATTGATCGTTGTCGTGGTTCCGTTGACCGTTAGATCTCCGCCAATGATTACGTCAGCGGTCGTCTCAACACTGTTGAACGTGACATCTGCCGTGGTTGCAACACTCTGAGCAATGGCGATTACGGGCGTTGAGCCTTCACCGGTACCACCGGTGACGGTGACGCCAGTTCCAGCAGACATGCTTTCGACGTAATCACCCGTAGTATCTGTTCCGAGGGCGACGCTGTCGGGCTGAACGGTTGTCGAGATGTTGATGTCTGCGGTGCCGTCAAAGGTTGCAGAGCCGGCAACATCACCAGAAACCTGAATTGTGCGAGCGGTTTCAAGGCTTGTTGCCGTGTCCGCGTTGCCGGTCAGATCACCGGTCACATCGCCAGTGACATTGCCGCTCAGGTTCGCTGAAACGGTGTTAAAGGTTACGTCGGCGCTAGTGTCAACACTTTGGCCAATTGAAACGGTTGGCGTTGCACCTTCTCCCGTATTATCAGCAAGCGTTACACCGGTTCCCGCAACAAGGTTCTGGACATAGTCGCCGACAGAGTCGGTGCCGAGGTTAACCGCATCGTTAATCCACGCGGTTCCGTTCCAACGAAGGAAATCGCCGTCGGCTTCGCTGGTGAGGGTGACGTTGCTGATATCCCCAAGAACGCCTGCCTCAAGTGTCGAGACGTAGGTAAGACTGTTGTAAGCCGTGCTTCCGTCACCAACCTTAAGTTTGTTGGTATCTGTCTCGATCGCGAGTTCGCCAGCGGCAAGGGTGGGGTTAGCGGTCGACCACTCGCTCGCTGTTCCTCGCCTGAACTGAATTACGACATTTGCGCTCATTTAAACCCCGCCTGCATCGATTGAGACATGAGCACGGAGCCAAGTGGTTGGGGCACCACCGTCAGCCGAAATCACATCCTGCCATGAATAATTGTAGTCCGTATTGTCATTTTTCGTGAGAACTTGGCCTGTCGTGCCGCCCGCCGGAAGCGCATAAAAAGTGCTTGCTTCCCACTTGGCGGTCGAAGTGTTGTACTGGAGTACCTGTCCGTCGGTTGGGCTGGCGGCATCTACGTCGGACAACGAGTTCAAGTCGATTGCACCCGTAGCGCTTACCCACTGATTGTTGTTACGGACATACAGAATGCCGTCGTCGGTGTCGAACCACATATCGCCGTCAGCGATGTCGCCTGTCGGTGTGGAGTCGGAGAGTTCAACGCTTGCACTTCCTGCTTTGACCCATGCACCTTGGCTGCGCAAATACAGACGATCAGTTGACGTATCGATTGCCATCGCACCATCAGGGAGCGACGTTGTCGGAGCACCGGAAGTGGTAAGAGTAATTACGCCATTTGCAGCAAATAGCGTGTCGTCGGTCTTGAGTGTGCTTCCATCAGACCGGTAAAGGTTGACATCTCCGGTTTGGGAGCCATCAGACCAAGTGAATCGGCCGCCAGCATCGATTCGGACTCGCGCAACAGAATCTCCATTGACCCTGACGGAGACGGCTTCGTCTCCTAAGTTCGCGAATTCGACGCCCTTTACAGGCGTCCCTACAAATCTTGTCATGCTGAACCAGCCTCAACTGATCGTCAAATTGTCGAACCGCCCCTCAAGGCGGTTATTATCAACCGGTGACGACAGCCTTGAACGCACCCGAGGCGGGAGCAGTCGAGAACGCAACAGTCACCGAGTTCGTGTTTGTTCGCACCACATCAGCGATGACCGTGTCATACGTCGTTGAATCGTAAATCTGTACGATTACGTCACGCGTTCCGAAGTTGTGCTGAACAGTAAACGAAGTGCTTGTGCCATCACCCAGCGACTGCGCGGCAACTCGCGCAAGAACAGGGGTGCTGGTCGTAAGCCCGGTGGCTGAGGTTTCAGCAAGGGTGCCACGAGCACCCGCAGCCGTAGAAGCGTTGGTACCACCATTGGAGATCGGAAGCAGGCCGCTAACACCGTTACCCGAAGCGCTGGTCAGGTCGATGGTGTCGACCGAAAGAACGCCGTTAGTGAAGGTCAGGCCTGTACCAGCAACATCGCTATGAAGCGCAAGACCGTCACCAGTCGTGGTCAAGCCGCTGTAGTTGCTGTCGATCTTGATTTCGAGATTGTCGCTGGTGATCTGGATGCCACCGGTCGCCGCGACATTGACATCCATGACATCGCCGGTCTTCGACAGGCCGTCTCCAGCGAGGATCGTTCCGGCAACCGAGAAGAGGGCAAACTCAAGGGCGGTAGTGCCGACCGTGATCGTTCCGTTGTTCGTCAGAACCCAGCCAGCGTCAGCGTTGATCGTTCCTTCCTCAACGAAGGTGAACATGCCCGGGGAAACCTCAGCGGTGCTGTCAGCATCATCAGCGCGAACAGCGGCGCCAGATGCCTGAACGACATAAATGCCGTTTTCTGCACCGGAAGCCTGATCTTTTACGAGAACACGGTCGCCTTGAGCAAGTGTGACTCCGTCGACGGTGTCTCCGGGTTCGAGGTCAGTGGTGATGCTAAGTGCTCCGGTGGTCGCTGCGCGCACTGAGGCTTTGACGTCGAGTCCGGTACGGGCAGCGTCAACGTATGCTTTGTTGGCGGCATCAAGATCGTTGACTGGCGCTGAAACCTGCAGACGGCCGTTGGCGTCACGGATAGCGAGAACGGAGCCGGTGTTGACGTATGCGGCGTCATCGAGTTTCTGCTTATCGGATCCGGTAAGCAACCCGGAAGCGCCCGACGCGACAGAGTCAGCGATGGAGAAGGTGACGGAACCCGCAGACTCACTGATAGTGAGTGCGGTGGTGTTCGACGAGAGGGCGTGGAGCGCTTTGCGCCACGTTGAGGTATCTGCGTCGTAAACCTTGATGGTGCCTTCGGTCGTGTTGTAGATCAGGCGACCATCAAAGTTGTTCGTCGTCGGGTCTGATGCGAGGGACTCAAAACGTCCGTTCAGAACCTGATTCTCGTTTAGATCAAGATTTGTGACGAATTTCGTTGCCATCTAGGACCCGCCTCACGTGAGATATACTGAGCCGGAAAACGCTGATGTGAAGTCGATGCGAATTTCCGTGTTGCTTATATATGTTACATCACCGACGATGATTGTATCTGCAGAATCAACCACCATTACCGAAGGTTTCCCACCAAGCGTATGGTTGACAATCCACGAATTTTCAGGAGATGACTGGACATGAACGTGGCGTCGCGTATTCCCAGACGAAATTCCGGTGCGAACCTCGATAATCGTAGGCGCATCTTCTTCTACCGTAACGGAATTAGGAGAATCCTGATACACGTATACCTGATTGGGGACAGCCTCGCTCACCGCGTCACCTCCAACTTCAGAGTGAATGTCCCTTCGACGACACGGCTCACGAAACCGCCGGCTGACTCGATTTCGAGGTCATAAACCCCGTCGCTGGTCAGGGCAGCCGTCTGTTCGTCCGTCATAATCAAACGGATTTCACCCTTTTGCCCGCCGTTCTCCAGAACAATCCCACCATTTTCCGTGGTTAATTCGATCTGGAACGAGTCAGATGACACGGTTCTACGCACCTGTAGGCGTGCCGTGTAGTTCTCTAGGTCGTAATCGACGTAGGTTTCACCCGTGGGGTCAGTCGGATCAGGGCTTTTTAGCCTGATGACGCGAAGAAAGGACGCGCCCTGCTCGCATGTAATGTTGTAAGTGCCTGCGATCATTGGCGCCTCTTCTCCCTAAACCTACTCAATTGTAGATCAGAGACCCGGTTAAACCGGGCAAAGATTTGCCAATCAGACTGCGGAAGCAGAACCCTTATTCGGGCCAACGTTCTTGAGGCCCATGCTCATGGCGATCGAAAGGGCAACAGCGACAACACCCGCCTTGAGGTTGTCTCCGGAAGCGAGGCCGTCAAAATCGGCGCCCGTCGCCATCCAGACACCCAGATAGGCCTGAATGAAGGTTTTGGCAGCGCGCTCGGCAGCATCTTTGATGAAAGTGGCGTTCATAGGAATCCCCTTTGGAGGAGTCGGTTACGTCTTATACATTATACCAGTCTGAAGTCGATCAGTTAATGACTTCCATGTAAACCAGAATCTGGCCAGAACGAGCCTCCTGAGCATCAATCTCGTCTTTCGTCCCCACGCGATCCCATGACCCAGAACCATTGCGAACAAACAGACGCTCTTCCTGCTGGGAATAGACGACCATGCCTTCAGACAACAGACTCGACCCGTTAACGTCGACGATCTGAGCCGACGCGGCAGAAGTGTCACTGAAATTCATGACCGACTGCTGCATCAAGTACGTATTTACTTGTGTCGCCGTCAGGACTGATTCTGATTGGAATTCTTTGAAGCCTGCGCCAGCCATGATTACCCCTAACCGAGTTCGAAAAGATCGAGTCGCCCGATACCAATGTTATTGAGTGTAATGAACAGTTTATCAACTGTCTCGTGTGTGAAGATGAATCCGGCAGGCCGTGTCGGCTCCACCGCTGTCAGCACCGCACCCGACGATGTCGTCACAGGATCGACCGTGGGCGTCTCCGAGGTCAAGGTGCGAAGATGGATACGATGGAACTGGTCCTCATAGTTTGGCGACACAGCAACAATTCTCGATCCGGTGAGGACCTGTTGAACGGCCCCAACCATCGACGTACGAGAACCAGCAGACCGACCATAATACGAGTTCGCCAACTGCCACTCAATAAAGTCGCCGTTGCCGATAAACACGGTTTCGTCGTTTTCCGAGTCGACCAAATGGAGTTTGCACCCAATGTTGTTGTGTGGGAAACCAGTGAAGTTAAACGATTCGAACTCATTTTTGCTTGGAGTTCTATCGCCAGAACCAACAACTTTCTCGATGTATTCGTACGAAACCCAGTAGTAGCCCTCGTTTGTCGGGTCTGGCCCCCCAGCGCCCAATTGGTCCGAAAACCACCATTGGCCCGAGTAACCGATTTCCCAGACGGTGTCGCCTTGCTCAACGTAAAACTTGTTGCCGATTGTCCCAGCGTTCGTTTTTAAAAAAGTTTCGAAAGCGTTGTTGCGTGTCAAATAATAGCCATTGTCGTATTTGGAAAATCCGATCAAAACGCGTGGTGACGGCGTATTGTTGGGATTCGTGTAGTCGTAGGTGAGCGACCAATCGAAGCCATCCTTAGAAAAAAGATCCGCATACTTCGGCATCATCGCGTATTGAGAGATGCGATGCATCGGCCTTTCGCGGAACACTTGGTCCTGAAGCGTTTTGATTGAAATCGCCGGTGTAGTCTCAACCGATGTACTACCCTGAAACGTGCGCCTGTAGCGTTTTAGGTCACGGTCCCATGTAAACGATGTTTCCAACACTTCGTCAGAAGCAAAAAAATTGTCGTTATGCAAAATTGATACGATTTCGCCGTTGTCGCTCAGAGTTACAGATTGCGGGAAAACGATTGTCGGACGCTCAATAGGGCTCGTACCAATATAGTATGTTGAGTCAATTTGGCTAGAGAGCGTTTCTCGCAAAGTCCATCCAGACTGTTTCAAATCATAAACATCTGCAGCGGGAGGACCGGACTCTCGCCATTCAGTATCCTCAGCGGATTCCGATTTCGGCCTCATCAAGGCCGGGGACATCAAATCATACAAGCAGCCATAGTTGACAACCAGCGTGTCACCCTTAGAGTCCAAATCTATACATGTTCCAAAAACAACTGATGCGCCGCTCGGCAAAGTAGAAGGATCTTGCAGAACAGCACGGTAAATATCTTCACCAACTTGAAGATACTGGTTGTCACGCTTTTTATACACCCGAACAAAACCATGGTTGCCATCATGATTGTCGGATACAAAATTTTGGTTGTTGTCAATAAGGCTGGCTACAGGGTTGGCTACCGCGATCGTGTTGCCATCATCAGAAACAACGAGCCGTCCGTAGGGCCGGTACTGAGGGGTGAAATCGTTGAGAGCATCTAAATACAGTGGGCTTCCGTCGATGCGCATTTCGTGGATAACATTCCAATCGTTGTTAGCCGTGAAATACTCGTATACGCGAACAACCATGTAGTCGCCGGCGTGATATAAAACAAACAGATTCGTGCCATCGAAGTCCATTTTCATGTCAACAACATCCAGTTCGCCGTTCAAAGCATTCCCGACTTGAACCATGTTGTTGACTACTTCTCGATACACGTAAATGTTGTGGTCTTCGTCGGACGCTGCGCAGGCGTTACCAGAACCAGAAATACAAAGCCGGGAACCGAAACTCGCGTTTCCGAATGTATTAGCAATAGTTTGGGTGACGAAAGTGTTGTAACCACTTACGGGCGAGTGTGTGGCCTGCACATAGTATTTGGCGATATACACTTCGTTTTCGGTATATGGGGACGCGAAAATTGCGTGGTGCATATCTCTCGACATGTCTACAGTGGTCGGGTCGAGAACAAGTTTATTCGCGCTCGGCCCCCCGTATGAATTTATTTCTTGAAGTGATGTAGTAGCCGTCTTGTTGTCGGGGTTGAAATCGTGATTTGTCATATACCCGATCCGGTATGGCCGCCAGTAACCGTTGAAACTACATGGATCGATAACAATGTGCTTGCCTAGGAAGCGGGCCAATGCTTGAAAAGCAGGGTCTTTCTCACTGTAAAACCACTCAGTCGGGTCATCCGTTTGTTTCAAACTATGGACAGTTTGGGAGTTGTATGACCATTCCATAGCAATAGCAGGGATGTCGTAGTAACCTCCACTAAGAGGATCACGCAGATTCATGTTGACGTACGGAAAGGGATCGGTTGGATTTACATTGTAGTCAGCCGATTTTAAGTTGAATTCCCAATTGAAAAACAAACGGCCAGCATCGTCGTCCATCTCCCGGAGCAAATACGGGCAAGACAAATAGTCCATGTTTTGACGCAAGTTGCCCCAGTTGTATGTGCCATTCAACTTGCTCCAATATTGATGCTGAAGCGCGTAATAATTATCGCTCCCAGTGTAAGTGGTGCTTACATCGGTGTTTCGTGTCCCATAAAATTCAGTGAGCCAATACTGGTCGTCAAACGGTGAAACGTTGGGGTCAACATTCACAAATTCGTTCGTGTTGTATGTAAACGATTGGTATGAAACATTAGACTTAAGATCGCCACCGGTAAACTGCGCGAGCCACAAACGTTTATCTTCGTCAACATACTTGGCGTCGGTGAGCGTACTGCGAGCCCAATCCTCAGTCCCATCGTTCAAAATAGACAGTTCGTTCAACTCGTAATCAAACATCTCGATATACGACTGAGCGACATTATCAGTTGCGTAAGTCAAAATATCAATCAATTTGAAAAACGGGTTATCGGGGTTCGTTTCTTGAGAATCAATATCCCAATAAAATGTGGGCAACTGCTTCCGCATGTTTTGAACAGCCATGCTTCGCAGATAAGCATCGTCATCCATCAAAACAGGAATCGTGAAAAAAATCGGATTCCCTTGGTGTTCGGTGAACTGGACTCGAATTTTCAAATTTTTATTAGTTTGCCCGGCTTCGAACGGCACATGGTTGGTTCGTATTGACGAAAAACGGCCGTCCTCGGTTCGTGACCGAACACCATCCTCGTCACCGAAAGCGCTTGTGTACTCAGTCAATTTGCCAACAGCCAAAAGGGGACGTTCGCAGTTGACGAGACAATGGAAAATTACTTCCGTATCAGGAATCTGCCCGAGGTCCACGTTAATGAACGGCATGTTGATTTGCACAGGCGTCACTTCGTTGTCGGGAGTAATTCTAAGAGAGAAGTAGTTAGGGGAAACTCGGTTGGCCTGCGTCGCTACCAGAGCGGCCGATCCACCCGAAAGGGTCCACCCATGATTGACTTCTGATACGTCGCGAAGAACCCCGCTCGCATTAAGAGCGGACAGACTGTCATCTGACGAAAGCAGATTTACTGTGCGAGCCAACTTACTGCACCCGACCCGTCGCAGTTATATTCACAGCGTCGATGAAAGGAAGAATTCCCTTTTTCGTGAAATTGTAGTTGCCAAAGGCGTCGACCTGAATGAGAGGATCGCCGCTGGCAAGAAGATTGTCTGGGTCAGACAGCGCCACCGATTCAACATATCGGATGCCTGTCAGACTTCGAACAACGTTTGCGATTTCAGAAGTCTGTACTGCTTCCGCTTCGCTGGTGAATCCAGTTGGGGAAAGCAAATCTTGGATCCGGTCAACAACGAGTTGCTGCATATCGCCGAGGTCATAGGCCCGATCGACAACAAATGAAACAGTTACGCCAAGATCGATAAAGGTAAAGTTCTGCGTTGAGATATTCAAACCAGCGGTCGACACCTCCGAAATGTCGACAGTGACTTCATACAACTCTTCTTCAGTTAGGGTTCGGTTGATGCCGTAGGCGTAAATCGCGGTATAGCCGCGTGAAGGCGCGGACCCAATTTGAGCAGAATACGCATCCTCCGGGTCCGTGTTGTCGTAAACCTTCACCTTGCTGAGGTCTGTTCGGTTAGCCAACAAGTATGCCTGCATTTGGTTTGCGGTGGTGACGGTATTACTGGCGCCACGAAGGCTTGTTGCCAGACGATCCATGTAAGCAGTTGCTTCTTCGGCATTTGAGCCGTTAACAAAATCGTCGAGAGAAAAAATGTTCAAAACGCTTGGATTGACGACATCTAGTACGAAATCAGTGTTGGCGTTCACGGTCGGCTGAATACCGGTGTACAACGCAACCAGTTCAACATCGGCGGAAGGAAAAGCAGCCGGTGAACCATCTGGGTTCTCAGTAACTGTCACGGCCGGGATAGTCACATCTGTGGCAGTAGAATAGTAGTACTGCTCCTGCTCACCGAGAATAGTGGCATTTTGAATAACGTTTGTGTTCGCCGGAATAAACGCGCCGTCATAGTCAGCAACGATTGTCGCAGTAACTGTCGAACGTCGACCCTCGTCACGCTGAACACCCATAATCGCCCCAATGCCTTGCATCAAGCGATTCGGGAGACGATTGATTGCTACAACCTGCAAAGCCGACATTTGTGCCATTGCTTGAAACAGCGCATCATCGGGAGTGCCCTGACGCAACTCGAATTCCGGCAAAACGAGACGCGCCAGTTCGATGGCCCCCAGATAAATATCGGTAGGGCTGAGGTCGTGGACGCTTAGATCAACATATTCAGTGAAATCCATGGGCATCTTTACCGTCTCCTATACGCAAAACTAACGACCGACTCACCTTCGTCGTTGATGCTCACGTCAACTTCTTCAATTTCGACTTCTGGGACAAATCGCGACGAGTGAAGCACAAACTGGCCTTTCTCGACGGTCGAGAAGGTGGGGTCCCAAATACCGAAATCCGGAGTAAGCGGAAGCGAGTTGGGCTCAGTCAACGCTGAGATCGCTAGAAGTTGGCGATAATACTCGTCAGACTCCTCCGCGACGCGAGACAGACCGCCAGAAGTAAATTGCATGGGGAATTTAATTGAGTCCATCGGGCACCTCTGGCTATATTTTACATGGTATTAGTGGGTGTGGCCGACATTCGCCTTGCCTGTTTGCAACGCGTTTATCGCTGTTTCTGCATTTGCCAGACGGCTGGATAGGGTTTCCACTTCTTCCTCAAGGGCGGTAATCCTGCTTTGGAGGACGTTCGAGAACGTCTGAAGCGTAAACACATCCCAATTTCTATTGACATGGCCAAGAACCACCAAATCGTTTTTTTCTAAATTCAGAAAAGCACATACGACACGATCACCCTTACGGAAAGGCTCCTTTGGGGAACGCGCCGCAACAAAACTGGTCTCAACAGTAATACCAATGTGTTCCACGGAAATACGCAATTTGCGCCCATTGATCCCTGCGACGGTACCTAGATAAATACCTCCGGGCTGTAACGGGTGAGACGCGCCGCTCTGCTGTGAAATGAAGTTAGCGGCCATCAAAACTTCCTCGCATAAAACGTACTGTTGCCCTCGTATGGGTCAATGTATTCGTCCAAAACCTTCAATTGGCGAATATCTTTTTCTTCTCGTTCCGGAGAGCGGAAGGAAACCCGGACAGGAGCCGTGCCAAGATGTGAATACTCGACGTTGTCAATTAGATACAGCCCTTCAAATGTCGGATAGTTGGCAATATAAACACTCATTCCCGGGCGCAACGCAGAACCGGCTTCCCTTTCCAACTCAACCGACCCCTGAACTTCAAGGGGATCGTTATCCGACCGGCGCATGTCAGGCATTGTTACCGGACGGAACGTTTCGTCTTTCTTGGGTGGGAAACTTACGAGGCAATAATTGTAACGATCGCCGGGCTTAAGGTGATATGCAATAGATTCGAAAGGCCAAGCCGACGTCTTTGAACCCCATCTACCAAGAAGCCATTTTTGAGAACCGAAAAACAAAATATTTTCGGTTTCGAATACCACATACTTTGACTCGCTAGCCAAATTTTGCAACACATCCCACACCGAATCGGCAGCACGATCAGAAGTTGCCTTATTGATCTTCCGCGTTTTATCAGTCGGTTGAGCAACTACATCCAGACCATACTTTTGAGCCGCGTTAATAACGTAGTCATGCGCACTGCCTTCGATCGATGCAGGGTTCTTATCGCGACGCATCTGCTGAACCGCTTTATTGCGGAGTTCAACAGTCCACACCGGTTGCGCCCCAACCCCAGCCGAGCAAGCAACGGCCGCAATTTCTAGACGCATGAACAAATTGTCCTGCAGGCGGACGCTGTTGGTGCCATGAATTTCACTCAAATCACCGACAGTAGATGTACGGAAAAATGCGTCCCTGCCTATAACAAAGTAGTTGTTTTGCGCAAGTCGAAATTGGCTGTCGTGCACCTGAGCGGTAACCTGAGTGGCCAAATCGATACCCATCGACACTTCGAGACTCAACAGGTTGCGGCTTAGATCACTTTCGCTGTCTTTGTATTTAGGATCAAAAAAAATCAGATCCCCACGGCGTTCGGCAATGTCTTTTTCGCTCATGACGCCTACCAGAAGAAATCGAATGTATCTGTATAAAGGGGGTTTGATGGTTCGGTGTCGTCGTTATCTTTTTTACGTTTCGGTGGATCTTCGGAAAATTCAGGAGGCGACATCTTTACGAGAGTAACCTCTTCAATCGGAATTTCCTGCAACGTCAAATTCACTTGAGCAGCAGTTATTTCTTTCTCGATAGAGTTTTGCGACCGTCGCAGTGCGGTTATTTCCAACCCGCTAATAACAAACTGCATTGGTTTACCAGTTTGTTTCGCACGAAGTAGTTGGACCCGGAACATGTCGTCCAAGTTAAAAACACTTACCGCTGCCTGCCTCTGCGCCATTTCACGCAACGTTTGGATACGTCGAGAAACGCTGTTGAAAATGCCGTCAGGAACAGTTGCGCCACCATTTTCCTGACGATCCTCAGCGATCAGAAATTCCATTTGTACTTTAAGCAAGTTCCAGTTCGACCATTCAACAATCGGGAAATTGCCTTGTCGTGGAATTTCGACCCACTCGGAACCAAGACCAGAATATTGAACCTGCGAAGGAACATAAGGGAAGTAAAAAACAGACTGCTTTTTCCGCGAACGATAACCTGATTCAACACCAGCATCTCGCTCGTAATCAGTGTAATTCTGCACCAACTGAGGTCGAACATCAGGTGCTTTCTCCGGAGGTGCCGCATAGCCGAAAGGTGCACGAATAGTCACGCGAGTCACCGCAGGCGTAGGAGCGATCTGTGTGCGTGGAGGGCTGCTCTGTCCACCGCCACCAGAACCACCAGAATTTGTACCAGTGTTATTGCCAGACGGACCGGTAAACACCTGTGAGGTAGGAAAGTTTGTGCTCGGGTTAAAATACCAAGCGATCATCGCATCTGAATAACCTTTTGCACGCAAAGCATTCTCAGCAGCAGTTTTTACACTCTGATTAGAAAACCATTCTTGCCTCGACTGGCCACTCAATTTTCGCTGGTTGCCGCCATCAGCGATAGCATCCATCGCGATTCTTGCAGCAGTACGCGCGCTTTCTAGACGACGGTCAGAGTCGATATCCAACTGAGAAACATCGTTATCTTGAAAAACTTCAGTGCTGGTAGAAGATGACGTTGCTCCGTACCTTTGGAGGTGCACGTCTTTTGACCCGCTAGTTTTCTTTTGGAAATCATTTGGGTATACCCGAGCCGACCGTCCATCACCGAAATAGTATTTTGCACCGGCAGCAGTTGGATCCCAAGTATAGGTTCGTTTATCAATACCAAGATAGTTGGACGTGCCGTAAGCGTATGTTTTCCCGTCCCAATGATATGCCTTGCCGTCGTAATAGTAAGTCGGCTTTTTTTGAGGTTCGTCGGTTCCTGCGACTCTCATGTTTTCGGTGTGCACGTTGTCCAAGTGTTGCTCATGCGTAACTGGTGTTCCGCCGGAATTCTTCAACGCCCCATATGGGCCACTTCTTTGCTCGCGCGCAAACAACGGAACAATGTACTGATCGTTCCCCAACACGACAATGCCCCAATAACCTGTGTGCCTATAGCGAGTAACACCAGAACCCCGGCCACCCGTCGTGCCGCTACGGCGGATGTCCGAATACTTGGTGCCGCCACTCTTAACTTTGACAACATAGTCAGGCCAAGACGATGCCATTATCGACGCTCCCGATCAGAACGCTCACGCGCTTTAATACGAGTCATAACAGTCTCCGCGATCTCCTGCGGGTCAGCCCCCGCCCCATTCACATTGATCGTATAGTTATAGGTTGCAGAACCACCCGAGCCACCCATACCAATAGCGACCGGGGACGACGAGTCGCCCTGTGCCTCAACGTTAGGCACAACATGAAGGTGGCGTCCTCCATTTGAACCGTGGAACTCGGCGAAACCGCCCTGAGCCTCAACCGCAGTCTTGTAAAGACCCAAATTTTGGCCCGTCAAGTCGAGCGCTCGACCATACAGATGATCCGAACTCGGAGAGCCAAGATTACTGTTTCGCCACCCTGAAGTAACAATCTGCTTGCCAGCAATCATCGACGAGAGCGAATTATGTGCTGACATTGTCCTAGCAAACCTGCTCGATGTCGTATCTCCACGAGGAGTTGACGTGTCACCTTCACCCGCAATCTTGATCGCCGCTTCGTCCAGAGCATTAATCAACCGGTTTACGGAACTTTGGAATTTATCGCTCGCATCCTCAAACGTCTGCGCATCGTTCTCACTCTGATCCTTAATTGATTGGATCATCACATCAAGTCCCATGTTGCGCAAGGCGGTTTGGATTTGCCCGACATCCATATCCTTGAAGTCACCAGCGCCCTCAAGACCAGACAACAAAGTCGTCAACTGAGAAGTGGTCATACCGGAAAGGACCTGATCCAACGTCGCATCACTGCCACGCATTCCGGCAACTTCGAAACCTTGTGCACCAATCGTGTTTCGGATCATTTCCCCGATTGACCCGGTCGGGATCAACGACGGGATGTCAGACACAATCCGCTGAACGATTGACCCGTACTCACCGCCACCAAGCAATTTGCCTTGGCCGAAAGCGCCACCCTCGACAAGTTCCTGCTGGAACGCAACCCCAGCCTTAATCGCGTCACCTTCGAAGAAATCGAGATAGCCGCCGTACATGGCTTGAAGTTCGCGGATAATGTCCGCATCCTTGAAACCACCCTCATCAATCATGTCCTTGATGTTTTGTGCGGCTTCGTTCAAGACCAGCGGCGCTTCCTCGCGTGCAATAGCAACATCGAGAGCGGAAATAGCCTCTGCTGCAGCATCGGAGAATGCGTGCTCCAACTCTTTGTAACTATGAACCATATTGCGTGTGAGTTGAGACAGAATTTCATCTGCGCTCTTCGTGGCGTCATACAAGTTGACACCGAGTTCGTCAGCCAAACTGATCACAGCATCCTCAGTCATACCGAGAGCGGAAGTCCACCTGTTCGCCATTCTGGCGTCATATGATTCGCGAAGAAGTTTGGACGAGTCAGCCATAGCCAAAACGTCTTCACTAAGTGTCATCAAAAACTCTCGTGGCTTTTCCAAAGCCTTCAGGTAATCGGCTTCCTCCATCTCGATGCCATATTTCGCCTGTTGGTTGTACAGATCATCGATCTGCTGCTTCATCGCTTTGTTCTCGTCATTCCTGCTTCCGCGACCAGATTTAAAGATGTTGGTGTTGTAAGCGGCACGATCCGCGATTCCGCGCAACCGATTTTCTCGGTTCATGCTCAA